CCATGTTCAGTATGCAGGGTGTGGGCCCTGCACATTCGGCGGATTCTAGGTTCATTTATCAGACACTCAATAGAAAGACATATAGACCCGGCGCAAACTATAAGAGTATTCACTGGGAAGCTGATGCAGACTCCCACATTAACAAGGTTAAGACCCTTGCATGTCTTGATATGATGATGAAGAACTGTTTTGAAATTACGGTAAGTGGAAGAGACGTTGTACCCTATGGTGTCGGTGACAGAATAAACTGTATGGTTCCTGAAGATGGGGATGAGACCAAAACAGGATTTGCACAACTGTTTAGTGGAGTCTTTCTAATCACTAATGTAAAACACTCCTTTGTCAGAGAGGTATCTTTTGGGGCACATAGATGTACTATGACTATCACTAAGTTTAATGAGGGTGGAGCATAATGGATTTACCTAAGGCCATACCCTCAGAATTTTATGGTGACAACCCACGGTTCTTCACGGGAATTGTTATTGATGCAAGACCGCCGGAAGGTGAGGGTCTTGAAGGTTACGTGCGTGTGCGTATACACGGAGTGCACAGTCCTAGTCTTAAGGACGTTCCTGAGTCTGCACTACCTTGGGCACAGGTATTGATTCCAACAACCGAAGGTGGTACATCCGGTCTTGGTTCAACACCAAGAATTGAAGCGGGGACTTTAGTGTTCGGTTTCTTCATGGACGGTAAGTACTCACAGGTTCCTATTGTTCTGGGGTCTCTTCCTCATATAACTACACCGACTCCTATTCAATTGGGGTTTGATCCTATTCAACCAGACGATACTGTCAGTAGTGTGTTTTCAATAAACCTTGATGGAGTATCTAACGAAGACACCGGAAATATCACTTCAAAAACACAGTCGAAAAGAATCGAAGAGACTCTCAAGGCTTTTTTGGATGAAGGGTTTGATCCGGATACTGCTATGGCCATAACTGCAAAACTTGACATTGCATCTAACATGGTGACTGGAGAACATCCGGACGGTTCCTTTGGTCTCGACAATTTTACTGGTGAGAGATTGGATCAGTTGAAAAACTTCTCACCCGACTATCAGAACTTTGATACACAGGTACAGTTTCTAAGACATGAACTAAATAGCACACGAGCAGATGTCAAAGCAAATCTCGGCAACACATTGACAAGTAAGGTAAAGGCACTGGGAGCCTCAGACACGAATGCGGTTAAAAATAAAGTGTATGAACTTAACGACAAGTATGGTGGTGGATAATGTCAGTTAGAAGCGATATTCAACGATCCATTGATGTTAAGTTAAATGTTGACAAACAGAATACTTCACTTAGCAAACAAATCGAAGAGGCCAAACAGTCAGAGTTGGTTAAGAATGCGACCATCTTGGGACAAGAGGCGAACAAGACAGTTGCTGGGTTCAAGAACCTAGAGACCAAGATTTCTACTGCGGGTACGTTTGAACAGAAGGGTGAAGCACTTGTCGAACTGACCGAAGATGTTAGTGGTCTGGTCGATGTCATGGATCGGACTTCAACTGAACTGAATTTGAGTACGCCTAGTCTTGGTGGATTGTTTGATAGTGACGGTGCGGAGGGAAGTCTCGGCAACTTGATTGATGGTCTTGCAAGTGGAGATTCTGCGAGTCTTCTAGATGGTCTGACCTCTAGTGTAGAGGCGATTGGTGGTGATCTTGCCGGAAAGATCGCATCTATCATTACACTTCTTACTGGACTGGGTGCAATCCTTGATGGAATGAATGCCGCCAACCTTTCGGGTAGTGGTATGGACGCACTCTCCAAGACGGGAGAAACCATGGCTGGAAAAGCGGACGGTCTCTTGGGAACTCTGGATAATGCAGCAGGAAGTCTTGAAGGTCTGAGTTCCGCAACATCACTCAAAGAGTTGAGTGGTGCAGTTAATGACATCTCCGGTGCGATCAATGAAGTTGCAAATCAGGTATCCGCAATTAAGAATATCAATCCGGTATCTGAATTCACAAATAACTTGTTGCAAGACGAGGGTGGTACTCTCACGAAACTTGGACAGACTTATAATGACGTTACCTCGACTGTCAACGAGGTTAAGAATGAAGTGAATAGTGTCAGAAACCAAATCAACTCTACTGTCGGTGAAGTTACTGGTGCTGTGAATACCGTAAGAGATGTCACCAATAAGGCTAAGAGTTTTGTTGGTGATGTTCAAACTGGAGGTGGTAAGTTACAAGACCTTTCTGAAAGAGCTACTAACAGTGGATCGAACAAGGTTACCGGACTTACGGGTGCTGCTGTTCTTGCCGGAACTGGGGTTAAGGGATCAGGTGTCGGGGGAATATCCAAGAAAAACATTTCTACTGTTCTTCAACAAACACAAAGTGGTGCTCCCGTTGATCTCGCTAAGGCGTGTCAGACTGTTGGTGGTAGAAACGTTGCAATAGATGACTCTATTAAAACGATACTCGCCAAACAAAAAAAGTTTTCCAATACACGTGAATTGATTCAGAAGACATCTGCGGAAGCTAAAGCGAAGGGTATTGATCCTAAATTAATATCGAACTTTGAGAAAGTTATGGGTGTCGTTGAGATTGGTCTGAAGGAAATTGACACCAGTATTACAGACCAGATCAAGGTGGGGGATCAAGAAAGGGCTGTTTGGAGAGAGTCTTTTGATGTCCTCGCATACCCCAACGACTTTGATATCTTTCAGAAATTTGAAACCGGAGAGATCAATGCGGTCACTCAGGCCAATAGTATCACTGTTGAAAAGAAACCTGTTGTTTTCCAAACATGTGATACAAAGGAAGAACTTCAGGCTGATATCAGGTTGTTCAAAAGAAGAATTGACAGTCTTATCATCCACTCAACGGAATCTTTTAAGGATCAGTTCTTGACTGCGGAGATGTTGCACGAAGACGCAAGGGCACGGGGATTTGATACGATACAATATCACTATATCATTCGAAGAGACGGTACGATGCAGAGAGGCATTCCTACTACCTTAGTGTCAAAGATCGATCCCAAAGCGTACAGGAACAACTCAATCAACATTGCAATGGTGGGTGGTTTGAATGTCCCTAGTGGTACACAAGCCGCCAATGCATATCGATCAGGTTCTTCATTCACTCGTTCTCAGTATACAACTTTGGACACTTTCCTTGACACGTTTTTCAAGGGATATCCCGGCGCTAAGGTTTATGGATATGGTGAGTTAGTAGATACAACTAATGAACCATACTTTAACGTCGAACAATACGTTAAAAGGAAATTTGGTAAAATACGATGAGTAAGAAAACAGAAGCAGAACAGGGTACTATCCAAGAAAAGGAGGGAACCAATCTATATGGTTTCCAAGACCCGACTGGAGAATTCCCACGTGAAGGATACTGGGGAGAGAGTTCTGTCAACCGTGCTGCTCGTGGTGCGGGTGGTGTAGGTCAGAAAGAGAAACCGAATGATCTGTCCATGTCTGCTACCTTTCCCAACATCGATATGGGGTTGGGAACAGTATCCGAAGATGGTGAGTTTGAGAGTAATACCGGACGATCCAAATATCCCTACAACAAAGTCACTGAGACATACTCCGGTCACGTCATTGAGATTGATGATACCGAAGGCAACGAACGTGTCCTGATTCGACATCGTACTGGTTCTGGTATTGAGATGCGTAAGGACGGTTCGATATGGATCAGTGCAGTCAAGGATAAGTATGAGACCGTTGGTGCGGACTGCAAGATCGTGGTCGAAGGTAATACGCAGATTGCGTATGAGGGTAACCTTGACATGTGGGTTGGAGGTAACTTTAACCTAGACGTGGGTGGTAACCAGAACATCAAGATCAAGGGTAATAAGACTGAAAAGGTTGCCAAGGATCATAGACACACCACATCCGGTAACTCAGAGTACACGACTAAAAAGAATTCCAAGATCGCCACGATGGGTATCGCAACCGATGCGGTTCTGGGTGATCTGCGTAAGACCATCACAAAAGGTAAACATGAAATCTCCGCAGAGGGGCCATTAGATGTGGTGTCCGATGCGACACTCCTTCTGTCTGGTAAAGACGAAGCGGTCATGGTATCTAAGGCATGTAACATCTCAGGTACAACGGTATCTGCGCTTGGTATCAAAGGAACATTTGGTGGTCAGTTCGTAGACTTTGTAGGTAAATCCTACTCAGGGCCACTTGGCCCGCAACCCGCATCCGGTGCATGTTTCTATGGATCGCTTATCGGTACTTCCCTGTTCTCCGTGGCGTCACAGTTTGCGGGAGAATCTCTACGTGCGGGAAGTGCAGGATCATTGGGTGCGCCTGGTTGGGGCCCACCTGTTGTACCGCCACCTATTCCAGTTCCGCCGTCTGGGCCGCCGCCCCTTGCACCTCTAGTCGGACTCCACCTTGCGGGTGGTGCGTATGCTATCCGTACCGTTACCATTGACGCTGGTGGTATACTCAAGTCTAAGATTCTCAAGTCGGAGTCTTATGGTGGTGTCTTTGACGATGGCGAACCTAGTACACAGGAGGCCAGAAGTGCAATGCGAGATGGGACAAATAAAGATGCGATATCTTCTGCTCTTGCGATAGATGGTGTCATTAGTGCGGGTTTCGGTGATGTCATTCCGCCTGCTATTGGAAGGACTGCCGGTAAGGGTAGAACAACTCAATTTGGCGTCACACCTTTGGGTAACACCAATAAAGGTGCTGGTAAACAGTTCACGGTAACTAAACTTGAAGAAGAAGTTGAACAGGTATTGTCGTCTTCTCCATTGGATTCTGATCAATGATATACTTAGCAGACCCCGTTTATAATCCGGATCAACACGATCCTAATACAATTACTTCGCAGATCAAACTTGCGAAGGGTGTTTCTATTTCCACCTTCTTGGGTTATGGTGCGGCAACTCTTGGACATATCGGTAGTGCCACACAACGTGCACAGATAGCACGTAACCTATTACTCCATGCGGACATTCTCAACATGGTCAATGGTGATACAGATTTCTTCCGTGATGTCAAGTTAAAGGTATCTGAAGGACTATATGAAGCAGGGCCAACGGAGACAATCGCTGGAGACAATCTACTCAAGTCAGATGGTAGGATGGTCGGGTATCAGGTAATCAACGGATTCGGTAGACTTGATCTAGAAAGAACATTTGATGTGGCAGTTTACATTAAGGATAATGCGAGGTTCAAACGTCTGGTCTTGGACTACGACACCTACAATCCCGATGGTTCCTTGACATCCACCATTCTAGTAGAGTTTCCTACTGTACCATCAACCTATGACTTGACATTCAAACAAGACATTGAGACTCAGTACAATGGGGTCTTATTTTCTAAGAATGAATTGGTCGAAGTGTTGCCAAAATAGTATAAATAGAACTAGTATAACACAAGAGTAATACGATGGCAATCAAACGTGCACTGTCAAGAGAAGATAAGAATTTAGATACCATTACGTTCGCTACTACACGGAACCGAAGGAATCTAGATATCGACTTATCTTTTGCTCCCAAACCTACTACGGGAGACATCTATAAGAAAACTGAGGCGGCCGCAGTGAAGCAGGCTGTCCGTAATCTTCTCACAACTGGCCCTTTTGAAAAACCGTTTCAACCTAGTTACGGGGCGGGATTGTATAGTTATTTGTTTGAGTTGGATACTCTTTATGATGACACTGGTATCATCAACAACGTGAAGGAAGCCATTAAAGTCTATGAACCAAGAGTTGATTATAAGACCCTCAGTGTGAAACCAAGTATTCTTCCGGATCAAAATACTCTGCAAATAGACATCATCTTTAAAGTAATAAATTCCGGCGAGACCGTAGAACTCACCACTCAATTAAATAGGTTAAGGTAATGGCGACAACTATTAAATCGTCCGCTCTGGACTTCGCAGCTATCAAGAACAACCTGAAGGCGTTCTTTCAAGAGAAGGAAGAGTTCAAAGATTATAACTTCGAAGCAGCCGGTTTGTCTAACCTGTTAGACGTGTTGGCATACAACACTCACTTGAATGGTCTGACTGCGAACTTCGCACTGAACGAGTCGTTCTTGTCTACCGCACAATTGCGTAGTTCTTTGGTGCAACTATCAGAAGCGATTGGATACATCCCCAAGTCGAAGACTGCATCCGAAGCCATCATCAAACTTGCAATGAATCTATCTAACGTAACAGGTCGTGAGAGTACAATCACCCTCGCAACAGGATACGTTTTTACGACCAAAGTAGATACTAGAACTTATACGTTTCAGACCAACGAAACTCTGATTGCAACAGATGATGGTGCGGGGTATTATCAGTTCAAGACTCTGGACGGCAACGACAAGATTTCTATTTTCGAAGGTCGAAAGAGAGTCAAGACCTTTATTGCTGGAGACAATGATGAGAATGCGGTGTACATCATTCCCGATGTCAACATAGACATCGACACAGCAATCGTCAAGGTCTACGAGAATACAAGTACAACCAAATTTGTCACCTATACGAATATCGCTAAGGCTACAACAATTAGTGAACAGTCAACTCTGTATATCCTCAAAGAGATGCCTAACGGATACTTTGAATTGAGTTTCGGTAACGGAACTACTCTAGGAAAAACTCCTCCGCCTGGTGGTAAGATTGTTGTAGAATATCTTGCAGTTAATGGTGATGCTGCAGATGGTGCATTGACTTTTGAACCCGCCACTACAATCAAGATAACTCAGACTGTCAATAGAACTCCGGTGGTATCTACCTATTCCAAGTCTGTGGGTGGGGGAGAAAAAGAAACCGTTGAGTCTATGCGAAAGAACGCACCGTATCAGTATGCATCTCAGAATAGGATGGTAACGTTTGCGGACTATAATGCGCTTATCCTGCGTAACTTCGCTTCGCTTATTAAGGACATTTCTAGTTGGGGTGGAGAAGACAATCTCAAACCCGAATTCGGTGTGGTCTTCACTTCAATCGAATTCAACGATGATGTATCAGAGAATAGAAAGGAAGTTACCAAAACTTCTATTGTCGATCTTGCAGCGCAACTTGCCGTAGCTACTTTCGATGTTAAGTTTACCGATCCTGTCAAGACATGGATCGAAACAGAGGTCTTCTTTAGATTTAATCCTGCACTAACGACTCTCTCCTTGAATACCATTCAGGAGAATGTGCGTAATACAGTGCAGAGATATTTCACAGAGAACACAGGAAGATTTGGACAGGCATTCCGTAGATCAAACATGTTGACCTTGGTGGATGAAGTGAGTCCTGCAGTCCTGTCTTCTCGTGCGGAAGTAAAGATGCAACAGAGATTCTATCCATCCTTGTTAGTGGAACAAGATCATAATTTCAAATATCCTACTCCGATTGCGACACCGGACGATGTGTTCTATCGAATTTCAACGTCAACGTTTGTATACAAGAATCAAAACTGTCAGGTAAGAAACTTACTCAATTCAACTAAACTTCAGGTCATCAACCTAACGACTAATAGAGCAATTGTGGACAACGTGGGTTCCTACAACCCGCAAACAGGTGACGTAAATATTGTTGGACTTCAGGTTGATCAGATCGTGGGTGGTACAAACTTTATCAAACTGGCCGTGGTTCCTGCGAATCAATCTGCTATCGTTCCTCAGAGAGAGTATATCTTAAACTTTGATAATGCAAGGTCGGTTGCACGTGCTGTTATTACGGAGGCTGACAACTAATGTTTACCACTCATAAAAATTTACTCGACTCAGGATACTGTAATTATCTTATGGAACTCCTGAACAAACAAAAAGAGCCTGTAGAGTGGGATGACGGTGTTGTCCTCACTAGACTGTATGATCATGTACAGGATCACGAAGGTATTAAGATTTTACATCAAAAAATGGCGATATTTGGTGTGGAAAACTTTGGTTCTGCATACTACGTTCAGAACATGGAGGTTGTAAAGCGCACCGATGTTGGAATGATAATGCACAAGGATACTATAGAACACGATCATGCCTTGGTGTGTTTCTTGAATGATGATTACGATGGTGGCCAGGCTATTGTCGAAGAAGATTATATCGAACCTGAAATCGGAAAGGCGGTTGTGGTTCAGGGAAACAGAGTAAAACATGGTGTCGCTCCTACTACAGGAAGCAGATACGTATTTCTTTGTTGGTGGTCTAGAAGATGAGTCACACCGTAAGAGATAGAACTCTTATTGATATTGGGAGACGTGAACCCAATATAAGAGAGTACACGATTGAGGACGCACTCTCACAACACATCGTTGAGAGTTACCCCAAGTTCGTGTCCTTTCTCAAGGAATATTATGAGTTTGAAGAAAGTGTTGAGTCTCCGTCTCACCTGATTCAAGAGTTGTTCTACACGAGAGACATCACACAGACAGACCTTAAGTTGTTGTCCTTCATTGAGGACGAACTCCTATTGGGCGAGTCATACTTTGAAGGGTTTCAGGACAAGAGAGCTGCGGCGAAATATTCAAGTACTCTGTATAGATCGAAGGGTACGAAGTATTCTATCCAACAGTTCTTTCGAACGTTTTTTAACATTGACCCTGATGTAGTCTATACTAAGAAACAGATTTTCAATGTCGGAGAATCGCAGATCGGTGCAGAGTCCCAGAGATATCTAACCGACGATAAACTGTATCAACAATATGCAATCCTAATCAAGAGTGAACTGTCGGTATCGCAGTGGAGAAAACCTTACAAGTTGTTCGTACACCCCGCTGGTATGTACTTGGGTGCAGAGGTTCAACTAGTAAGTCAATTTGACCTCAACATTCAAGATCAACCACCGCCCGGTCTCAAAGACATTCCTGAGTTTGAGATTGAGGGTTTTGCAACACTTCAGCCCAGAGCGATCACAAGTGCTACTGGTCTGTTTAATTTCAACGCACCGGACGGAACAATGCAATTGTTTAGAGCAAATCTTGGTTCGGAAGCAACATATCCGAACCCAGGCGGTAACGATATTATTGACGTACAGAACAAGACTGTTGGTGAACTTGCTGGTCTGTACTCATCCTTGGGTGAATACCTTGAGGCTGATGCACCTACGTTCGACGAAGATTCGGATCGTCAAGGATCGTCTATGGACTTCTCTTCTACAGAGACCATCGATCAAGACAAGTTCGATTGGGTGGATTCCGATGGAATCAGTAACCTTGATGAACTGCTTGATTCCGACTATAACAAGAACATTGACAACACATACATACCTTAAACTGGTATAAATAGAACTATAGTTTTTAGGACAAACTACAATGACAAGACAGGTAATCAATAGAGGAACAACCGCAAATGACGGAACGGGTGACACCCTCCGTGCGGCAGCCCTCAAGATAGAACAGAACTTCCAAGAAATCTATTCGAAACTTGGTGGGGATAGTACTGTCCTTATGCCTCTCGTTTCTTTTGATAGTGATCACATCATCTTCAATAGTTCGACAGGTAATATCAAGTTGGGTAAAGACGTACCCACGGCAGATCAAATTATCCTTCTTCCTGATTTCACGGGAGAGGTTACTGTTGACTCTGCAACGCAGACGATTGCAAACAAAACTGTCTTGACATCTACTCTTGTCAATCCGTTCCTCATGGATTCGGAGAATGCCCTATACAAGTACCAGTTTGTTGGTGACAATGCGATTGCCGCTAATAGGTTGATCAACCTTCCTCTCCTTACCGGAGATGATGAGTTTACCTTCAACGATCACACTCAGACGTTGAACAATAAGACACTCAACACACCTCTGTTGAACAACCCCAAGATTGGTACTGAAATTCTAGACAGTGCAAGTAATGAGATCATTGAACTGACAACACCCGCCGGTGCGGTTAACCACTTTGGTATGGAGACCGCAACGAACGGAAATACTCCGGTTCTTTCAGCCGAAGGTGTAAACACAAACATCGATCTTGGTCTGAAAGCGAAAGGTACGGGTGGTGTAGAGATTCAAAGTAGACTGAAGTTGTCTTATCAGATCATGACATCTAACGGTGCGGTTGATGTGGGTGTACCTCTCACATTCTTTAACGCTGGTGGTGCCTTGACCATAACCATGCCAGACGGTGCTGAAAGAGGTGAGATCAAGTATCTGGTTAACCAGAACAGTGGTACTGCAACAATCACACCTTCAAACTTGCAGAACTTTAACACAATCACACTACCAGTAAACCACTCATGTACTCTCGTTTGGGATACCGCTGAATGGATCGTAATAAATACAGGTATCGATTCCGCCGGTGCAATATTAAGTTAATTAGGACGAAAAAATGGCAGCCATAGTTTTTGACAGACAACGAAAGAATTCTATCAGAGAGATTCTTACCGATATCAAGGATTCGGACAACTTTTATTATGCAGCAATTGGACGTTCCGAAGACTGGAACGATTCTGACGTTGCTCCTAATCCCGAAAACTCATTGCGTGATGCGAGACTTGCCCGTCTTGCTATTCAATCGGTAAAGAATATTACTGACCAGACGTTTGTGGTTCCTCGTTATAACTGGACATCCGGTGCGGTCTATTCTGCTTATGATGACGATCAGCAAGGATATCCTACGAACGCATACTACGTGATGAACTCAAACCAACAGATTTATATGTGTCTACAACAGGGTAAAACAAACGCTAACCCTCCTCAAGTAGTCGCATCTACGGTACAACCCACAGGACAAACAACTGGTACACCTTTCCGAACGGCTGACGGATACATGTGGAAGTTCCTGTACTCTATCGGTGCATTGAAAGCGTCAAAGTTCATCTCAACTGCGTATATCCCCGTTGCGAAGATGCAAGACAGTTCAAATGCTACTCTTCTTTTGGATGAAGTTGGTGTTGACTCCGACTCTCCCGCAGAAGACGTGGAACAACAGTTGGTTCAACAGAACGCTAAGCCAGGACAGGTGTTGGGATATGTAGTTACTAATAACGGATCAGGATATACATCTGCTCCCACACTGACTATTGTTGGTGATGGTAACGGGAAGGCAAAGGCGGTTGCGACTGTGGTTGGTGGACAGATCACTAAGGTTACCGTAAAAGATAGTTCCGATGGTTCCATCGCATTCGGTGAAGGATACACTCGTGCGAGTGTTACGATTAATGGTGGGGGTGGTGACTCTGCACAAATTCGTGCAATCATTGGCCCGGCGAATGGTATTGGTGCAGACCCCCGTGACGATCTCAAGTCTGGTGCGATTATGTTCAACACCAAACCGACTGGAACCGAAGATGGTGATTTTATCATCAATCAACAGTTCCGTCAAGTGTCTCTTTTGAAAAACATTAAACAGTGGGATAGTGATGGACTGTTTACACAAGAGACTGGTTTCGGACTTTCTAAGTTGACCTTGACCTCTGTCAATGATGGCCCTTTCGTGGACGATCTGATTGTCCAAGGTGCGACATCCGGAACGAAAGCGTATATCGATGATGTGGACTCTAACGGAATCTTCTTCCATCAAAGCGATTACACTGGATATGGTGATTTTGATTCTGGTGAGACTATCTCTATTGTAGAGGGTGGTGGTTCAACTACTGCAACGGTAAGTAATATTTTGAGACCGGAGTTTGACCCCATGTCGGGTGAACTCCTATACATAGATAATCGTGCGGCGGTTGAGAGATCGACAGACCAAACAGAAGACATTAAGATTGTAATTCAACTCTAAGGTTGTAGAATAAAATGCCAAAGATATTCAATAAACAGGTTTTCAAAACAACGTACAAGGACGATCACGCTGATAGTGATGGATATCATCGTATCCTCTTTAACAGTGGGCGGGCCCTACAAGCACGTGAGTTGACACAACTTCAGACAATTGTCCAGAAAGAGATTACACGTCTAGGACAAAACGTCTTCAAGGACGGTGCTCCGGTTAACAATGCGGGTTCTGCGTTTGAAAGAAAGCTAGAGTTTGTCAAAATTAAATCGACAACTCCGATTCCTAGTGCTGTGGATATTAAAGGAAATGTATTTGTCGGACAGACAAGTAATATTAAAATTCGTGTTAACGATGTTTTAGCGGCGACTGCAACTGATCCGGAAACAATTTACGTAACATACTTAGACACTCCTACAGACACAGCGGGTGATACGGCTCCTCGTGTTACTCCGGATGAAACTCTTCAGGGTACAATCGATGGTAACACATACACCTTTGATGTACAACAAGAAGACACCGCAGTCAACCCTGCAACGGGTAGGGCTCTTGGATACGCAACAGGTGAAGGTTCATTCTTTGCGGTTGGTCGATTCGTATTCTCTCCTGCACAACGTATCTACCTGAGAAAGTACGATCAGAATTATACTGGTACTATTGTTTTCAAAGTAACAGAAGATATCGTTACGTCTTCTGACAACGATGCTCTGTTCGATAACCAAGGTGCTACACCCAACCGTTCTTCGCCAGGCGCAGATCGATATCGCATTCGTCTAACTCTTTCTAAATTAGAAGACTTAGATTCTTCTGATAACTGGGTTCCTTATTCGGACATCGTAGACGGTAGAGAAGTTTCTAAAGTATCTGCATCCGAAGGTTATAACGAAATTACCGAACACGTTGCTACACGTGTGCGTGAGATTCACGGCAATTTCATCAAGAAGTATTTCAAGGCAAGATTCGAACCCAACAACGCAACCACAATGAAACTTATTGTTGATCCTGGCCTTGCATACATTGACGGGTATCGTGTCAATAAACCTGAATCAACGCCTATTGTTGTGAAGAGGTCACAAGAAACCGTTAGTATCGACAACCAAGGTATTCTTGCAGACTATGCAAACTATTTCCTAGTCTCCGACACCTTGGGTGCGAAGGGTATGTTGAACTTTGATCAGTGTCAACAGGTAAATTTGTATGATGGTGTTGGTGCCACAGGTAACGTTATTGGTAGAACCAACGTTCGTGCGTTGACTGAGTTCCAAAATTCTCAGTACAGACTCCACGTATTCAACACGGCAATCACAAATGTCACTAAGAGTCTTCGTGATGTGAGGTCTGTAGGTACTGGAACTTCGAATTACTATAATATCGATGCTGCCAATAACACGACTCTACGTGAGACTAAGAAAAGAACTCTGTTGTTCGACTCTCCGATTCCTAGACCGAAGAACTTCACTAGTATTTCGATGAGTGTCGCTCGTCGATTCTCTGAGACCACAAACGGAAGTGGTGATGTAACGATTTCGTTGACTGCCACAGGTGAGACTTTTGAGAACACTAACGATTGGGTCATTGCATCCGCAACCGATGGTTTTGTTCCTACTGTCGGTTCTATTAGTTTGACGGGTGGTGGCACTTCTGCAACTATTTCTTTAGGAGGTGGTCTGGCCAGTACTCCGGTAGAGATTCTCGCATACGTCAAGAAAGGTCAGGCAAAAATTAGATCAAAGACCTTGACAGAAACCACAATTAGTGGTAGACTAGACTCTGACGGTGACGGCGTTAAGTACCTTTCACTTGGTCAGTCTGATATCTTCTCTCTGAACAGAGCGAGAATCAACGACTCCGATGGCACTAACATCTTTACTAACTTTACCTTAGATACAGGTCATCGTGATACACACTACGATGACGGTAAACTTATCTGGAAACGTACTGGCCCTATCACCACGGACTCCGCTGGCGGTAACGGTACAACCATCTTTGCCAGATTCAAATACTTCTCACACGGTACAGGTGACTTCTTTGCGGTCAACTCCTACACAGGTCAGGTTGATTACATAGACATTCCTGCACACCGTATGAACAATGGCCGTCTGGTATCTCTCCGTGACGTATTGGACTTCCGTCCTTCTACAAACGGTTCGGGTTCTTTTACAACGGTTAACGAACTTCCTCAACCTACCGATACAGTAGAGTTGGATGCTGAGTTCTATCTGGGACGTAAGGACAAACTTGTTCTTTCTAAGTTTGGAGAGTTGAGATACTTGCAAGGTACTCCTTCTCTGACTCCCTCGTTCCCATCAACTCCTACAGACTGTATTGATCTGTACAAGTTTGAATTGAACCCCTACACTCTTCACACACGTGATCTGAAGAGCCGTATCCTTCCTTTGAAAGGATACTCGATGGCAGACATCAACAAGATTGAGACTAAACTTGATAAAGTTGAAGAGATGGCTGTACTGTCTCTCCTTGAACTCAAGACTCAATCTTTGAAAGCACTTGACTCTGCCGGGGCGGATAGAACTAAGTCTGGTTTCTTTGTGGACAACTTCGCAAACCACGGTTTCACAGACATCAAGAACTTCGAACACAAGGCAACGATTGACCCTCAGAAGAAATTCATGAGACCACCTAAGAAAGAGTCGGTAATTGACCTTCGTTTCGATTCTGCTTATTCCGAACAGTTGAATGTCAAGAAGTCGGGTGACCTAATCACTCTTGACTTCAGTGAAGTAGACTGGTACAAACAGGATGTTGCATCTCGTACAGAAAACCTAAACCCCTTCTTCATTGAGAAGATTATTGGTACTGTCACGATGTCTCCTGCATCTGACTACTGGAAAGAAATCGATATCATGCCTCCGCAGATCATCGATCAACCCACAGTATTGGATACTTCTAATGCCGTTAACTGGAACAACCACGAATGGGATTGGGGTGGTGTGCCTCTGGACGATCTTCAGGTCGGTGCATCTCAATCTCAGGTAACTGGTACGTCTACATCGCAGACATCTAACACTCTTGAACCTGTTGTGAGTGGTACTTCGCAGACTCAAGAAACTGGTGACTGGACTGTTACGGGTACGACATCTTCTACGGAATCTCTGGGAACTCAGTCAGAAGTCGTTTCTCAGTCAACTCATGAGGAAACAACCACATGGGCAAATGCGGATGAGAGAACTCGGACTCAGTGGCAAGAAGACGTGTGGATCGCTAATAATGATGGTAGACCTAGAGGTGGTGCTGGAACCACTATTACAATTCAGACAGGTCAAGTCGATACCATCCAGACTACCACTACGGAAACTCGTGAAACCTTTGAGACTACTGACACTACTACTCTGGAACAGACAACCACAACTACGACTGAAACTGAGTACACGACAGAAACTCAAATCACCACTAATACGTCCACAACCACAACAGTAAACCGAATTACGGGTGAACACACTGTACGTGAAGTTGTAGGACAGCGTGTGTTCGATTTGATCTCTATTCCTTGGATGCGTTCTCGTAAGGTTTCCTTCCGTGGTCAAGGTCTTCGTCCGAATACAAGATTCTTCCCGTTCTTCGATAATGTGAATGTTGGTGCTTTCTGTATCGCAACAGACAACTACACTCTTCACTCCGATAGAAATCCGGAAACAAGAACAACCAGTCTTGTTCCTTCTGTTACTCACAGTGAGTATGAGGCTGGAGTAAATGATCTACTGGTTTCTGATGCGGCTGGTATGGTTCAGGGAGAATTTGAAATTCCGAACAACTCTGCTATGAGATTTGCAACGGGTACAAAACAATTTGCATTGTATGACGTGAGTGTTCCTGATGAAAACTCTGCGTTGTCCTTTGCCAAGACTAATTTCACTTCGACAGGTCATATTGAACCTGTACAGGATGTTGTGCATAGTACACGTGTACTGGAAGTTACTGGTAGCGCTTCAACTTCAACAAGTTCTAATACTCAGTCGATTTACACGACAAGTACGGAAACTGCGGTTGAAACCAGTACAGCTCAAGACGTACAGACTGAAACTACTCAGACCGAAGTGGTTACTGGTCAGGAAACTACCGAAGAAGTCATCGATACGGAAATTATTACCGAAGATATTAACATCGGTTATACTGACCCTCTCGCTCAGACATTCTTCGTGGATGCTTCTGATCCGAACGGTGTATTCTTGACGAAGGTTCGTGTATACTTTGCGACTAAGGATGACGAAGGTCTTCCGGTGGAATGTCAAATTCGTCCTACAGTAAATGGTGTCCCTTCTTCTAATGAGATGGTTCCGGGCGCTCTTAAGTTCCTTTCTCCGACTGAAGTGACTGCGGTGACAGATACTTACGCAGACCCGACTCTTGATGAGATGTTGTCTAACGGTACAGATTTTGAGTTTGATGAACCCATCTACCTAGCTCCTCTGACTGAGTATGCAATCATGCTCAGAACACCTTCCATGAAGTATCGAGCGTACATCTCTCGTGTTGAGGACTTTGTACTTGGTTCTACAGAAAGACGTATTTCTGAACAACCTAACCTTGGATCACTATTCAAGTCTCAGAACTCCTATTTGTGGGAACCTTCTCAGACCGAAGACTTAGCGTACCAGTTGTTCCGTGCAGAATTTGTGTCTCAGGGTAATGCTTTCCTTGAAAACGTAAACGTTGATCCTGCAGTCCTTGCGAAGAACCCCTTCGTAGTAAGACAGACAAACATCGATGCCGGTAAACCTAAGACGGTAACTGTGGTTCATAGAGGTCATGGTCTTCGTCAAGGGGACACTACTGTCCTCGCTGGACTTGATTCCGATACAAGATATAATGGTGTACTTGGGTCAAGTATCATCGGTACTAGAATCGTGACCTCCGTTGATGGAACTGGTTATGAGTTCCTTGCGGATAGTGACTTTAGTACTGCCGGAAGATTCGGTGGGGGTAAATGTTCTGGTAGTTTCCAACCAACATTTGACTTGGTATGGCCTTCTATTCAAACCATGAAGGTTCCTACTACCAACATCACGATGTCTGGTAAGTTCACAACTAACTCTTCTCTGGTAGATTCTTCCAGTGGTAGATTCGTACAGGATACTTCTTATCAGTTGATTTCCAACCAGACAAACAACTACTTCAATTCGCCTAGATGTATCATCACTCCTTATGAAGAGGAGACAGAATTGGGTGTGGGTGGTAAGTCTGCAAGAATTCAGTTGAACTTGACCACAACAGATAATAAGGTTTCTCCAGTAATTGACATGCAACGTGCCGGTATGACTATGATCGGTAACATGATTGACAAACAAGACTCTGCATCTACAGACGGATATAACGTACCTCTGGTATACATTCCTGAGACGACACCTAATGCGGGTAGTCATCTTGCGAAACACGTAACCAAAGCGGTAACTCTGGAAGAAGCAGCTACGGGTCTTAAGGTTCTCCTTGCTGTGAACAAACCACCCGAAGCGTCTTTCCAAGTTTACTACAAGACTGCTGAGGCGGAAGAGGAGATTACAACAAAGAATTGGGTTCTTGCAACCGCAGACAACGTTTTGCCTTCGGATACTAACCCGAACATTTTCCGTGAGTACAGATACACGATTGGTGGGTTTGGTGATACCAACAACTTGAGTGGTGGAGACATGGCTGACTTCCGTCAGTTCCAGATGAAGATCGTTATGCAGTCTACCAACAGTGCAAAAGTTCCTGTCTTCCGTGATCTAAGAGCGATTGCCTTAGCGGTGTAATATGACAAAGTATCAAGAGATAGAAGGGACAAATGATTTCGTTCGTGATAATGAGACAGGAGCCGTAGTTAATATAAATAGAACTGAGGTTCAGGCGGCACGTGAACGCAAGCGTCTGTGGAAAGAGGATCAGGCAAAGAGAGCATCCCTTGAGAATGATGTCAATTCTCTTAAGAAGGAAATGTCTGAAATCAAGGGTTTACTTTCACAAATAGTAGAGAAATTATAGATGGCACGTCCAATTACAGCTTTAACAGATTCGTTTAAGATTCTCAGAGACAATCTTAACACCATCTCTAACAACGTTGGTGACCCTGATCTTCTGACTACAACATCCAGAGCCTTCACTGAAGGTAATACGGATGTTGCACAGAGATCGGACTCATCGGATGTTGTTAGTGCATTAAACGAACTCGACTCTGACCTTCACGGGCCTGGCGGCGGTGATGTCAAGAATGATCTAAACTACCTATCGTATGCGATTAATCGTGTACGTGACAGTGGTGTGACAGGTGCAATTAATGCCATCGACGCATACATCGGTGGTGACTCCGATACTCTTAATGTTGAAGCGAATACAATCAGAGATGCGATCAACGAGATCGAAGCTGTCTTTGATGCCAGTACACTCAAGATCAATGCGGGAGGTAACTTCCGGTTTGATGGTGCGGGTGACCTAGAAGTCAACTTGGATGGGGGTGACATTACCTTCCTCAAGGACTCCGATCAGTACGCACAACTTACTTTAGGAACAACAACTACTCTCGACATTACCATTGCGGGTTTGATCAGAACTGCAGACTCGGCTGGTGGTAACTTTGAGATCGATGCGGGGGGTGACATCACTCTCGACGCAGACGGTAACCAAATCAGATTCAAGAACGGTGCGGGTGGAGACGAAGTAACTCATAACCTGAACGACGATGCCACATATGAAATCGATGCACCTTCTACTTACACCGTGGACGCAGGCGGGGATATCATTCTCGACGCAGATGGTGGTAACGTTATATTTAAAGACGGTGGTACTACCGACTATAACTTTGCCACAGACGGTACAGTTTCTCGCACAGGAAACTTGACACTAGACATTTCTGGTGATATAGTACTCGACGCAGCCGGTGATAACATCACATTTAAAGATGCGGGTACAACAAGAGTAACTTACACTCTTGGTGCGACAACAACAGTTCAACACTCTGGTAACCTCACCGACTCAGTTGGTGGAAACCACATTGAAAATATCAATGGTAACCAGACAGTCACAGTAGACAGTGACTACACATTAAACGCTGACTCAGCAACAGTAAACACTGTACGCAACTTTAAAGTAGATGCGGGTGGAGATGTTGTCTTGGATGCAGATGGTGGTAACGTCATCATTCAGGACGGTGGAACAGAAGACTACAGATTCAACACCAACGGTACAATCTCTAGAACTGGCAACTTCACTGTTGACGTAACTGGAGACATCACATTAGATGCAGACGGTGGTGATGTATACCTGAAAGACGGTGGAACCACAAACTATCAATTTGCTACAAACGGTACGGTATCACGTACAGGTGATCTTGCAATTGATGTATCTGGTGACATTACACTGGATGCAGATGGTAATCAGATTCGATTCAAAAACGGAGCCGGTGCTGATGAGGTAACTCACACACTTAATGACGATGCAACCTATGAGATTGACGCTCCTTCTACTTACACAGTAGATGCGGTTGGGGATATTGTCCTTGATGCAGACGGTGGAGACGTATTCCTCAAAGACGGTGGAACAACATACGGTTCGCTTACCAACACATCCGGTAACCTGATCGTAAAGTCTGGTACGACTACTGCACTGACATTCTCTGGTGCGAACGTAACGACTGGTGGTACAGTAACCACAGGTGGCAATGTCATAATGGGTGGCACAACCATTTCAAGAACTGGTGTGTTGACCCTTGACGTTTCTTCCAACATCAACCTTGATGCTGGTAGTGGTATCGTATACCTGAAAGACAATGGTGTCACTTACGGATCATTTAGAAATCCTGCCGGTGCAAGAACTCTTGACATCTATAGTAATACGACCAAGGCAATCGGGATCGATAGTTCTTCGAACGTCACGATTACCGGAACGGTCACTGAGGGTACTACACTTGGCACAACATCAACCCACTTGGGTGGTGCGATCAACGAAATCCACACTGAGTTGGATTCTGACGTTGCCGATCTGCAGACAACCAAAGGAAGAGTAGCTGAACTAGAATCTGAGATGGATTCGAACGAGACCCTTCTTGGTGCTACTCTACTTTACAATGTAGATAATCCTTATAGTTGGGTTAAGTCTACTCCGATCAAGACTGCAATCAATGACCTAGATAGTTCTGTTGGTACGTTATCTGATCTGGATGGAACCACATTCGCATCTGCCTCAGACAAGGCAAATGTTGTTGCTGCACTCAACGTGCTTGCAGGTGACGTACAAGACCTTCAAGACAGTGCAGGAACACTGGATAGTAGAATTGGTTCACTTGCGAATCTTGCCGCATTCTTTGACAGTGCGGGTGCAACATCAAGTATTGTAAACGCCTTGAATCACATGGCGAGTAGAGTGGTGGATATCTATGACGAGAATGGCACTCTCTTAAATACTTAATAAAAGGACGGTGGAATGCCAATTGCGAAGAGTAAACCGCTTAAACTCCAAAGTCCGGATCAAGGCGATTTAAAGAGATTAAGTAGTACAGAAGAAAACTACCTATCCTATCTGGTGGGTACACACCTTATCGAAACCTCTGGTGATGTCGGTAACATCACATTGACTTCGACAGGGAATACTTCTATTGGTTCTTACCTAGACACCTTCTTACAACAGGCGGTGGGGACTCACCCTGCCTCTGCGATTACTTCTGGATCAACTCAGACCACACTGTATCAGGTTGCGGGTACTGCATCCGAAGCGGATTCTGATTTCCGCAAACCCATTGCATACTACAATCCTCCTACAGACGGGCCCACGAGTGGTCTTGAGGGTATTCATGAGATGTCTGATTCGGACATGAATGTCCTAGTGGATCGACTGAATGGTCGTATCGCATTGTCGGATTATCTTGGTCAGTTCAAACTGGGGTCTTCAAGTCCTGGCGTTGACTACAACGTTCACATCTCCAATGCGTTTACCAACACGGAGACTGACGGCACAACATTATCCTATAACATTTATCGTAGAGAAGTTCAAGCTGCTCCCTCATCCATCACAGACAGTGATGGTAGTGTAGCGACTCTTTCTTGTATAAAAAGATCGGGTGGTGGTTCCGGAACCTATCAGGGTATTCACCCAATGACCAATCGACAAATGAAAGTGTCTTTGGGTCAACGTGCAAAGACTCGCCGTGCTATCGCAGGAAATATTGGATCGTATCAGTTGAGAAGTAGTTCTCAGGGTGCACCTCTATCCGGATCATGGAGAGCCGTAGGTGTCGCAACGGACACACGAAACAGGACTGTTGAAACCGCATATACAAGAACTAGAGTTTCAACTTACACCCGTGGTAGAGCATCGACATACACACGAAATTCGACTAGTACATTTAGTAGAATTTTTGTGGGTAACTTCATCGGTAACTATACCCGAAACTTTACCGGAAATTATTCAAGAGATTTTTCTGGCAACTTCATCGGGGATTTCACCGGAAACTATACTCGCACAAGAACCTCTACGTATACCCGAACCAGAGTTTCGGCTTATACTGGTGACTTCTTAGGCAACTATGCCAGAACCTTTACTGGAAATTATAGTAGAAACTTTGCGGGTGACTATGCTCGTAACTTCGCCGGGAACTTCTTAGGTAACTACTCAAGAAACTTTACGGGTAACTATTCAAGAAACTTTACCAGAACCAGAACTAGTGCATACACCAGAACCAATGTGGTCACTCGCACTTCTAATTATGCGGGTAATTTCACTGGTAACTTTATTGGTGACTTTGTTGGTAACTATCCCCTTGACTTCACGGGTAACTATACTCGTGATCGGGTTTCTAGTTATGCACGTGGATTTGCGGGTAACTTCTTAGGTAATTTCACCAGACAGACGCCGCCTCGGCAGTCCACATTCACAAGAGATAGATCATCCTCTTATACTCGCCAGAGGACTAGTATTATTCCCTATACCCGAACCAGTTTAAGATATAGGGACGATGTTTTACCGGACGGTCAGCCAACGGGTGGAGTTTACATAGGCAACTTCTTAGGTAACTATACTCGTACTCGACCAAACGTAACCTACTTTGGTGACTACAGTAGAATCTTTGTGGGTAATTTCGTCAGAAACTTTCAGAGTCCATTCGATATCGACAGTACTCGTACCTCTACAAGGACACGTTATAGTTCTTACTCCAGAACCTTTGTGGGTAACTACACACGTATAAGAACGGTGGACTATACCAGAACCAGATCAACAGATTATACTCGTACATCAACACGCACGAGTACAAGAGATTTTGTTGGTGATTACGTTGGAAACTACTCAAGAGACTTCATTGGTAACTACGCACGTGCATACACCAGAACTCGTACATCGGCATACACTCGTACATCCACAAGAACCCGTTCTTCTGCTTATGGAAGGACACGTATTTCTGCATATACACGAGGTAGAAGTTCTACCTATACCAGAACCAGAATAACGGACTACTCAAGAAACTTTACGGGTAACTATTCTCGTAACTTCTTAGGCAATTATACTCGTAACTCAACGAGAGATTCTCTTCTGGCCAGAAGTTCTGCATACACCCGTGATAGAGTTTCAGCTTATACAAGAGACTCTGTACGTGACAGAACTTCTACATATCTGGGAGACTTTATTGGTAACTATGCTAGAACCTTTACGGGTAACTATTCTAGAAGTTTCACCGGAAACTACGTAGGTACAACAATTGATTCGGCATCCGAAACAATCGAAACGTATACCCTGTATGTTCGATATGCATAAATAGAAAAATACTGACGATTTGTGAGAATTAAATGGCTTCAAATATACCATTAAAACTACAAGGAACCAATGGTGACCTTCAGGAGATGACCTCTACTGAAGAGAACTACTTGGCCTATGTGGTTGGTAAAGATAATCTCTACGGAACGTCTAATGAGGTTGGTGATATCACATTAACATCAACTGGAAATACAACGATTGGTTCTTATGTAGATACGTTCTATAATCAAGCGGTAGGAACTCATCCCGCCTCTTCTATTACATCTGGATCAACGACAACTACCCTGTATCAAAAAGCAGGAACGTTGAGCGCACTTGCGGGTGCACTCCGTCCTGTTGGGTATGCTACAGATGGTGGAGGTATTCCTAGTTTATATGAGATGCCTGATTCGGACATGAACGTACTTGCGAGAAGAATCAACTCTCGTATCGCAACATCTGATTATCCGGGCTCATACAAGTTGGGGTCATCTTCGCCTGGCGGAGACTACGCTGTGCATATCTCTAACGTGTTTAGTGATACTCAGACCGATGGGACTACAGTAAACTATAACATCTATCAAAGACAAACCATGACTGCTCCGACAACTGTTAGATCGGTTGGTTTGCGTAGTGATGGTGATCTTGGTGAGATGACCGATTCGGACATTTCCAATACAGTCGGTAACTTTGTCCGTAATCTTCGTGCAACTGCGGGAGAGATTGGTTCCTATCAGTTGCGCTCTGCTTCTCAGGGTGCACCTACGGCTTCGGGAACTTGGACTGCGGTAGGTACTGCGACAGACACCAAGAAAGATACGACTGAGACGGCATATACTAGAACTCGTACATCACTTTATACTAGAAACCGTTCTTCGGCCTACAGTAGAACCCGAAACTCCAACTACACTCGCAACAGTACACGTACCAGAGTTTCAAGTTACCTTGGTGATTACATCGGTAACTACTCTCGTTCATTCATCGGAAACTATGCACGAGACTATGCGGGAGACTATGTTGGGGACTATGTGGGTAACTACACCCGAACAAGACTCTCCACGTATACCAGAAATCGTGTAACCGACTTTGCCGGAAACTTCATCGGTAACTACTCTCGCACACGTGTCTCTGCATACACACGTGACAGAGTAACCAATTTTACACGCAACCGTGTATCGACTTATAATAGAACAAGAACTTCTGCATATAGTAGAACCCGAATCACTGACTATGTGGGTGATTTTATTGGTAACTATAGCAGAACTCGTGTATCCGCCTATTCAAGAACAAGGGTCTCTTCTTATGCGGGAGACTATGTGGGCAACTATGCCAGAACCTTTACGGGTAACTATTCTCGTGGATTCGTAGGAAACTATGCACGTGGATTTGCCGGTGATTATCTTGGGAACTATGCGAGAACGTCAACTCGTACATCGACACGCACTCGTAACTCCACTTATACAAGAGTGAGTACTCGTACACGATACTCTGCATATACAAGAGATAGAGTCACCGATTATGGTCGCACACGTGTCTCTGCATATACAAGAACCTCAACACGCACAAGATACTCTGCATACACACGTGACAGGGTTACTAACTTTGCGGGTAATTTCGTAGGAAACTACGCAAGGAACTTCTTGGGCGATTATGTCGGCAATTTCGTAGGTGACTATACTCGTACCTTGTACTATGCGGGTGACTTTACGGGTAACTACACACGTACTTTGTATTATGCTGGCAATTTCGTAGGTGACTATACTCGTACCCTATACTACACTGGGGACTTCACGGGTAACTATACCCGTACCCTGTATTACGTAGGTAACTATTCAAGAACCAGAACGGCGACAGGTAGTTATACTCGTGTTCGTACTGCAACGGGTGATTACACTCGCACAAGAACTGCAACGGGTGACTATACTCGTAGCAGTACTCGTTCAAGTAATGTTACCGCTTCATACAGTCGCACAAGAGTTGCAACGAGTGGTGGTTACACTCGTACATCGACAAGAGCACGGGCAGCTAACGTTAACTATTCACGTACTGTAATATACTACAGACTATATGCCGGTGGGCCAGCTTATGAACCCGATGTCTTTGCCCGTGGATTTAGTCGAAATCAAAACTATGCAAGAACTGTATACTACACTGGGAACTTCACGGGTAACTATGTCCGTAACCTGTACTACGTAGGTAACTACTCACGTACTTTATCGTATACAGGTAACTTCACGGGTAACTATACAAGAACTCTTTACTACACTGGTAACTATACAAGAACTCTTTACTATACGGGTAACTACTCACGTACTCTGTACTATGTGGGTAACTATTCAAGAACAAGAACTGCAACTGGCAGTTACACCCGCAACAGTACTCGTTCAAGTACTCCTACAGGAAACTACCAGAGAACGTCTACCAGAACAAGTACCCGCACCGGAGTTTATAATCGTACATCAACACGTACCTCAACGCCTACAGGAAACTACCAGAGAACACGTGCAACCAACTATCAACGGACTCGTGGGTCGGCTTATACTCGTGACAGAGTTACTAACTTTGCGGGTAACTTCGTAGGAAACTATGCACGTGGATTTGCAGGAAATTATACCGGAAACTATACACGTGGATTTGCGGGTAACTATCTCGGCAACTTCGTAGGAAACTATTCACGTGGGTTTGCCGGTAACTACACAGGTAACTACGCAAGGAACTTTGTGGGTGACTTTGCGGGTAACTACGTGGGAGAATACACAAGGACTTCTCTGAGAACTCGTTACTCAGCCTACACTCGTACAAGGACTTCTACCTATACCCGTGGAAGAGTTTCTACCTATGCGAGAACTTCTACACGTACTAGTACACGTGATTTCGTAGGAAACTACTCAAGGAACTTTGTGGGTGAGTACACACGAAACAGTCTGACAACATTCACTGGGGATTTCTTAGGTAACTACTCAAGAAACTTTACGGGCAACTATGCAAGAACCTTCGTAGGAGATTACTTAGGTAACTTCCTTGGAAACTACTCTCGCAACTTCTTGGGTGAGTACACACGTGATCGTGTGACTAATTTTGCTGGTGACTTCATCGGTAACTACTCTCGCACCTTCTTGGGTGAGTACGCAAGAACCTCTTTGAGAACCTCAACACGTGTCAGAACTTCCACGTTCAGTCGCACCAGAAATTCTGCATATACTCGTAATAGCACTCGTACAAGTACAAGAGACTTTGCGGGAGATTACATCGGTGACTACACAAGAGACTTCTTGGGTAACTACTCTAGAAGTTTCTTGGGTGACTACTCTAGAAGTTTCTTGGGTAACTACATCGGTACGACGATTGCAGGAACCTCAAGTACGATTCAAACCTATACTCTTTACGTGAGAGCCGCTTGACAAACGATACATAATAGTGTATCATAAACACTGACCTATATACAATATTATATTAATAGGAGACTGACATGAGTCATAGAAAATGGATGGATAATGCGTTCTGGGAAACAGATGAGAAAGAAATGCTCAACTGTATTCTGGAGATCGAAGATGACGTTGGGCGTGTTACCCGTCAGGTAATGAAACTTCGGCGAACTATTGATGATGAGGGTAATGAGAACCCAGACTTCATCGAAGTTGTTGAGGCGTTGGGTGAAGATTTAATCACAGAAAACACCAATGAACGCAATGCCCGAAAGAAGCGTGAAGCTGAAGAGGACAAACAACGTGAATTGGAACATGCGAAAGCACGTAAACTAGAACAACTCTTCAATTATAAACTTGAGGCGTTTGAGATCGATGATATCAAGAACTCAAAGAATCGTCAACTCAAGTCTAAACTCAGACGTGCAAAGAACAGGGTTGAGGTAGACCTCTTTGCAATCATGATCGTCATGGAAGAAATGAAAAAGCGTGAAGAGGAAGCTGAGAGTGGAGAAGAGTAAGGGTTATGTTATCGTCGCATCGAAGAAGATCAACTTCTATCGGTATGCGATCAACCTAGCAGAGTCTATTCTCGACTTCTACGAAGACGCAAAGATCACTCTGGTCTGTGAAGAGTGGATGTTCGAAGAACTTCATCGTGATCTATTCGATCAAGTAATCTGGTGTAACAATCACTATCGTGCGAAACTGTGGGGCATGGCAAAGTCTCCCTATGACCTAACGTTTTATATCGATGCGGACATGGAGTGTGAACACGAGGACATCGAACACGTGTTTGATGAACTAGGTGACAATGATGTCATGTTCACCCCCTTGACAGATGATCGTGAGTACGTCTATGCGGAACGCAGTTTTGATACTCCGGAAGGTAAAGGAATCTTCACTCTCTGTGGTGGTGTCTGTTTGTATGACATGACCAAACCAATCGTGCGTGATTTCATGGATGACTGGTGGGAACTGACCCGCCGGATGATGGATCGTGAATGGTTCCCCGATGGATACAATGAGAGTCTCCGATCATGGGATCAGTTCACTCTATGGTGGCTGGTAGAGAAAGTGGAGAAGTACAAAGACCTCAAGGTGGGAGTCTTTGAGAATGATCTTCGTTGGAACTATTACAATGCATTGAATCCTGCAATTACTCCTCATCCCGAAGAGGGTGTTGTTCTGCGTCACTATTCTTGTGGTCTCGACAAGGATGGTTATATTATATGAGTCTTATTAAAGACATTGAAATCAACAGCAAAGAACTGTTGGAAATCCTCAATAAATACGTGAAACTTGCAGATTCCGAAAGTTTCAAGGAAACTGCTGAATTGCATAAGGAAACTCAGAAAGACGCTGAGCCGGGTCAACGTGAGAGATGGACGGGCGAACAGTACCTCAACGATTTGAGAAGTGGTAGACTAGGTGATCATGAAGGATTTCCAGATCACTTCGTTGCGATCAACTTCAAACCCAACCAACCGGAATTCATGTATCAATGTTTTAAGAAGGATGCTGATCATGAGAAACGAATGGAGGTTCAGGAGACCATCTATCGTTTGAACGAAGAGATGATGACCTTTCTTGGTGTCAGGAACAACGCACTCAGTGCTTTCTACCCACCCGAAGGATACATTTCTTGGCACAATAACTGGAATGCTCCCGGCTATAATCTGATCTTCTCTTGGTCAGAGACCGGAGATGGGTGGTTCAAACACCTAGACCCTAATACAGGTAAGATTGTACATCATCAAGACAAACCCGGCTGGCAACTCAAGGCTGGGTATTTTGGTAGTCACGACGAACGTGAGAAAATATGTTGGCACACTGCAAGTACGGACTGCAGACGTATCACCGTATCCTTTATCTTTGACCATAGTGATATGGCCCTCAACCTACAAGACGATGTTATTGCTGAAATAAGTGATCCCTAACCCCCATTTTCAGTTTCCAGTTTATATAAATAAAAACAAGAATTAAGTTTTCACTTTACTGGAACTGGGAATGGCGACTTACGAAGAACTCATCATAGACCAAGGCGCAGATATCTCTATTGAGATTGAACTGGTCGAAAAAGACGGTTCGAAGAAAAACCTCACTGGGTTTTCTGCGGCCGCAAAAATGAAACGAAATTATAACTCCACCGACAGTGCGGACATTGTGGACTTTACGACTGCAATTTCCGATCCTGCTACGGATGGAGTCGTTGTCATTTCTCTCACCAACACCCAAACAGATGCTTTGAGTACACGTGGACGTTATGTCTATGACGTGGAAATTTCTAATCTAGATTCTGATGATAATACAATTATTGAGAGGGTTTTGGAAGGTAAAATCAGAGTATCCCCTTCAGTTACAAGGTAAGTAGATGGCAATTCGTGTACGTACAGATGGTACTAGTACTAGTGTAGAAAACGTAGCTACGAAGGGTGTGACCATCGTAAAGAAAGTTACGGTTGGTAAACCTGTGCGTAAGGTCAATGCTGCGGTAACGAGTATTGACAATATTCGTGGTGTAGACACATCCGGAAAAGAAGATGGATTCATTCTTGTTTATAATGAGTCTACAGACACTTGGGAGACGAGATCGAATTCAGCATCGTCAAATATTAACACTTTAGGTGGAGTTGACACCACCACAAAAACAAACGGATCGGTATTGGTCTATAACTCTTCGACGGAAAACTTTGAAGCCACTATCGCACTAGAAGAACAAACTATTAACGGAGGCCAGTACTGATGGCATCAATAATTAGAATCAAACGAAGTGGGGTATCGGGCAATCCCACTACGCTTGCTCAAGGTGAGTTAGCGTATTCGTATTTTAATGGTGCCGGTGGAGATCGACTCTACGTAGGTACTGGAACTGAAACTGCAGGGGATGCGGCAAATCATACCGTCATTGGTGGTAAATATTACGTTGACCTATTAGGTGGACAAGGGAACGCACCCTTTGGGGTTCTAACTGCGAACACTGCCCTAATCGCAGACTCTAACTCCAAATTAGATCATCTAATTATAGACAATATTGACCTCAATGGCAATACAATTTCTACAACATCCGGAAGTCTAATCCTTGCCCCTACAGACAACGTTGATGTAAACGGAAATCGAATCACTAATCTCGCAACACCCGTCGATGATAGTGATGCAACAACCAAGTCATACGTAGACACACAAATTGCCGCAGTCACGTTTACCATTGCAGATGATCAAGCGGACTCTGATGAGTTCTCTTCTGTATCTGGTGTACTGACGTTTGCAAGTGGAACAGGTCTTACCTCTAATGTAACAGATGACACAGTAACATACATCATCGATAATACTGGAGTTACGGGGGGAACGTATGGTTCTCAAACCCAGATTCCGGTATTCACGGTAAACCAAAGAGGTCAAATTGATAGTGCTGGATCGGTTAACGTTGCGACAGCACTAACAGTCAACAATGACGCAATTTCGCTTCTCGACTCTTCTCTTAACTTTGCTGCTAGTGGTAACCTCACCCTAGATCAAAATATTGACACCAACACTTACACCTATGATCTTGCGGATGCAAGTGAAACGGTAAAAGGTGCGGCTCAGTTTGACTCTAATGACTTTGATGTTCTCTCTGGTTACGTTTCTCTTGAAGACACCGTTGTCAAGTCTATCAGCACAGATAGTGGAGACGTTACTCCCGCTGCTCATGACTTCAGTATTGTAGGTACACCCGCTCAAGGTATCTCTACAAGCGGGTCGGTTTCTACTCTAACACTCACTATCGCAGATGCCAGTGATACACAAAAGGGTGTTGCTTCTTTTGTTTCTGGTGACTTTGTTGCCACATCTGGTGATATCGAACTTGTAGATACTGTACTTAAGTCTCTACAGACCGACGATGGTGCAGTAACGCCCACCAACCACTCTATCGCAATCTTCGGTGGAGAGGGAATGAATGTCACGCACTCCGGTGCGATTATCACCGTCTCCGGTGAAAATGCTGATTCTGATAACAAGGGTGTTGCATCGTTTAACTCCAACGACTTTGCGGTATCTAACGGTGCGGTATCGATCAAAACCGCTGGTGTTGATAACAACCAATTGGTCAATTCAGAGATCACTATTGGTTCTACTGCGGTTCCGCTTGGTACAACAATAACAGACCTCGCCGGTCTCACAGAAGTTACCATCGACAACATTAATATCAATGGTAACACGATCTCTAATACGGATGCTGGTGGTATCCTTTACATTGATCCGAATCCTTCGGGTGATTCCGGTGATCTATACATCCTTGGTAACCTAACCGTCCAAGGTACTACCACCACCATCAACTCGACAGAGTTGTCTATCAATGACCTTAACATTACCCTTGCGGATTCTGCACAGAATGCCGCAGAGGCTGATGGTGCGGGTATCACGGTTGCCGGTGCAAACGCAACTATTATCTATGATGCTACCGCCGATGAATGGCAGTTCAACAAAGGCATTGATGTCAATGGTAACATGGAAGCGTCTTCTATCACAGTCAACGGTGTCACGTTTGAACAGTTGGTTGATAGTGAAGTCGCAAACCTTCTGACTGCGGGTGAGGGTATTGACCTCACATACAATGACGGTTCTAATGAACTGACTATCGCAGCGGAACTCGCCACGGTAACCAATCCTGGCGTGGCCTCCTTTGATTCAGACCAATTCACTGTAACATCTGGTGCAGTAACGGTATCCGAACTAGACGGAGGAACTTACTAAGAGTAAGTGATTAACCCTTATATAAGGGTGTAGTGTATTCCAATATTGGACTAGAGGATGACAGATGTCAACAACAACATTTCGGCTTAAGAGAAGTTCTGTAGCCGGAAAGATACCGACTACCAGTCAGTTGGAGTTGGGTGAGGTTGCGATTAACACCTATGATGGACTCATGTTCATCAAGAAGAATGTTAATGGAACCGAATCTATCGTACAGATTGGTGAAGAAGTCTCTGACCTAACCTATAACGAATTTTATTATTCGGCGGACAGTGGACAGACGGTATTCTCCGGTGCGGACTTAGACAGTGATAATCTTGGTTATACACCAAGTCTGCTTAACGTTTATCTGAACGGGGTATTACTCGACTCTGATAAAGATTACACGGCAGCAGATGGGACATCTATCACACTTGTAGGGGGAGCAGACTCCGGAGATATCCTACAGGTTCAGGCAATTCATTCCTCTCTCCAAATTGGCGAATACAACTACACCGCAACTGCAGCGCAGACTACGTTTACGGGTCTAGACGATAACAACAGATCGTTGTCGTATGCCTCCGGATACATTGAAGTGTATCTCAACGGTGTTCTTCTTGACCCCAAGGTGGACTATACCGCAACAAGTGGTACTTCTATAGTCCTAACTGTACCGGCTGCACTGAACGACTTTGTACAGATTTTTGGTCTGCCTCAATATTCTACTTCTGCAGACGCTTACGACGAATTTGTATACAGTTTTGTTGGTAATGGTGGACAGACTACGATCACTGGTGCAGACAGTGATGGAAACTCGTTATCATACAAAGTAGGTTCACTGAAGGTATTTAACAACGGTGTCTTGATGAGTCCTGATACGGACTATAGTGGCATCGATGGAGTATCAGTAAATTTTACGACTGCATTGGATTCTTCGGATAGAGTTCACATTCAGGCGTTCGCACAATCATCAAGTCGTCCCTCTTATGAGGACGTAAAAGTAACAGCCGGTATCTACATTGGAGGAACATCCAATGAATACCAGATAAAGCAGTACAGGAACACATCGTTTACCCCAACTGTTGTGGGGACAACGACTGCAGGAACAGGAACGTATAGTTCTCAGGTGGGACACTATACACGCATGGGTAACATGGTTACCTTTACTTTACAACTAGTATGGAGTGCACACACCGGAACCGGAAACCTACGAGTATCGGGTCTTCCTTTTACATCATTGGATGAGACAGGTCTGGAATACGTATTCCCCGTGTCAACAAATGGACAGTTGACTTATACAGACGGAGATACCCTGTTGGCTAGAATGGAGAAGAACTCCACTCAACTATTGGTACAAACAGAAGATGGTGCAGGAAACTATAATAACGTCACTATGGCGTCGAATGGATCGGGTAGGATTTTGGTGACAGGGCAATACTTCATATCGTAAAACGTATAAATAAGAGAGAACACGCTTGGCGTGAAACGAGGAAATAAAGGGAACGTCTAATGGCACAATCAAAAGCTAGATATCTGTCCAGTCTGTTGACAGCTTCTGGTTTCGTAAAAGACGACAGATCACAACTTGCTGGTTCAGACGGTAGTATCGATTCATCATCGTTACCGTACATTTCCAATGCAATGTTGGTGCACAGTGGAATCACGATTAATGATTATACTGTGTCTTTGGGTGATAGTCAAGACCTTACGACTGGAGACATCGCAGAACACGTAAGCGCATTATATTACACTACCGCAAGGGCGGATAGTGATGCAAAGAATGCCATCTCTGGTGGCACAGGTCTAACCTACAACGCATCGACAGGTGTTATCGATATTACCAATACCGGCGTAACCGCTGGTACGTATGGCAGTGCATCCCTAGTTCCCGTTTTCACTGTTAACGCACAAGGTCAGGTCGATTCCATCGGTACGGTTTCTGTTGCTGGTGTGGACTCGTTCGGTTATAATACAGTCAATGGTCAACTGTCAATCGGTACTGCGGATGGACAGACATTTACTGCCGATATCACACTGCAACCCTTTAGTACTGACAACCTCAACGAAGGTAGTTCCAAACTTTATTACACGCAGAACCGTGTCGATTCCTCGTTCGACGCACGTCTTGCAACTAAAACAACAGGCGATCTATCCGAAGGTATCAACCTCTACTACACACAGACTCGTTTCGACTCTGCGTTCAGTGAGAAGACAACGAGTGATTTGACTGAAGGGTCGAATCTCTACTACACAGACACACGAGTAAGAAGCGCACTTTCTGCTACTGGTGACCTATCATACGATAGTGCAACTGGTACGTTCTCCCTTACGGTTGAGAACATTTACAACAAGGCAAGTTTCGATTCCGACTTCAATGTCGCAATGGACTCTGCCACCACGAGTGATCTCGCAGAGGGTACAAACCTCTACTACACACAATCGAGATTCGACTCAGCATTGGGTGACAAGTCAACTTCCGATCTGAGTGAGGGTACGAACCTTTACTACACGGACGCCCGTGCACGTAACGCTATTGGTCTGCAGGATCAGGGTGGTGACGGGTCTCTGACCTACGACTCTGCTTCTGGTAGATTCTCTTATACAGGGCCTTCTGCTGCAGAAGCACAAGCGCATTTCTCTGCCGGTACTGGTCTTACATACAGTTCGGGCGAGTTCTCTATTACAAACACGGGAGTCACTGCAGGAACATACGGTTCCGCTTCTTTGGTTCCGGTGTTCACCGTCAATGCACAAGGTCAAGTAGACTCCATCGGAACAGTAAGTGTTGCGGGTGTCTCCAGTATCAACTTCGACTCTTCGAATGGTAACTTCACGATTAACACCGCTGATGGTGGTGTATACGTTGAGACCATTACACTTGATCCTTACACAACGACAGACCTCACAGAAGGTACAAACCTTTACTATACACAGGCAAGGTTTGACTCTGCGTTTGGTGATAAGTCTACTACAGACCTCAGTGAAGGATCGAATCTTTACTACACCACAGCACGTGCGGATAGTGCCGCTAAGGCAGCGATCTCTGTAACAGATGCGGGTGGTGATGGGTCTCTATCCTATGCAAACGGTGTTATCACATACACTGGGCCTTCTGCATCTGAAACACGTGCCCACTTCTCAGGTGGTACGGGTGTCACGATTACGGACGGTGTGGTTGCGGTTGGTCAGTCTGTCGGTACAACCGATGACGTAACTTTCGGTAAGGTTACTGCGGACTCTGCGGTTCTTGATGGTATCAACTTCAACACACTTACCGCTGACCATGCCGCTCCTGCTGGTACATTGTTCTTTGACTCTGACCACCAGAAAGGTCTGTCTGTCAAACTAGACACACAGAACAATTCGACTTCTGAAGTAACTCTTAACATTGGTCAAGAGATTCTACTCTATGTCCACAACCTTACTGGTGCTGCGATTAGTAACGGTGATGTGGTTTACATCTCCGGTACTGCACACGGAAAACATCCTCAAGTAAGTCTTGCAAGGGCTGATGCGTCTGGTACTGCACAACCTACCGGAATTGCAACAATGGACATTCCGGATGGCGCACACGGTTGGGTAACCCGTTACGGTCTTGTCCGTGATATTGACACGAGTGCATTCTCTGCGGGAGATGTACTGTATCTTTCTGCCGACTCCGCTGGTAAACTGACCAACGTTGGTGTGACAGTAGACGATGGTTACCCTGTCCATCTTGGTAGGGTAATGACCGCTGACGCTTCTGCAGGTATGATACTTGTCGATCCGTTCAGTGAACACTTCGAATACCTCCGTATCGAAGACAGACTCAAAGTCTCTGGTAGACTGGAGGCTGACTCTGCGTCACTTCTGAATGTTCAATTTAATACTGCACTGTTTGATTCACATCAACCGTATAGTGAAGGTCTGTTGTTCTATGATAACAAACATAAGACACTGAACTATTACGATGATATCACTGATATGAATCATGAGATTGGTATTCAAGAACACCAGCGTGTCTTCAACAATACTGGTTCAACAATCAAGAAGGGTCAACCACTATACTTCTCTGGTAACTATACATCGGGAACAATCGATGTTCCGACTGTTGGTCTTGCTGATGCGACAGATGTAAACGCATACAACGCACAGGGTATTGCCGCACAAGATATTCCAAACAACTCTTATGGTCACTGTCTGATTGCGGGTCAGTTGACCGAAGTAAATACAACAGGACTGTCAGACGGGACAAACTTCTTCGTAGGTCTTGGGCCTGGATTAGTTCAGAACGCATCTCCGACATATCCAAACTTCCCGATGTGTTTGGGTTGGGTTGTACAGGCTGGTGACTCTGACACTGGTATCCTGTTGGTCAATCAACAGAACCACTCTGTTAACAGTTTCCGTGTAAGAACTTCTGCACACATTGGTACAGACCTACAGGTTGACGGTAACCTTACAGTATTGGGTTCTCAAACCACAGTGGGTACGTCTAACGTAACTCAGGGTTCTCCTTTCTATCGTCTCAACGAAGGTGATGCGATTGGTGAGGCCAACACAGTATTTACAGGAACGGGTCTTGATGACGCATTCTTCGCTGGTCACTTCACAGGTACTACTGCACAGACTTACTATGTCCGAATCGACGGTGTAGGAACTGGTGCGGGTGGTGTTGACACCTTTGAGGTTGCACTTGGAAGTGACAGTAACTTTGCATCTCCGATCCTTACTAAACAAAATATTACAGGTGAAGACCAACTCATTCACTCTGCCGATAATATCTCAGTAAACTTTGGTGCAACTACGGGTCACGACTCTGGTGATAGATGGGCGGGTACTGCTGCTCCTGTAAACGTTGATACTGGTTTCTTCACAAACCGAAACACTGGTACAAGTGGTGTTGGATATACTCATGCGGGTATATTCTTTGATGTCACCGATGAGAAGTGGAAACTTCTAGAAGCATATGACTCGACACCAACCGGCACAATCAACATGGCAGATTCTTCTGTCAGTCTCGCAACACTGCTTGTGGGGACACTTGAAGGTAATGTTACTGGTAACCTAACAGGTAATGCGGATACTGCAACAGCCCTTGCAAGTGGTAGAAACTTCTCTATCACGGGTGATGTAACTGCAAGCGCTATCTCGTTCGATGGTACGGGTAACGTTGCACTTTCTGCTGCAATTACTGCCGGATCGATTGTCAACGCAGACATCAACGCAACAGCAAACATTGCAGACACCAAACTCGCAACGATCTCGACTGCGGGTAAAGTACAGAACTCTGCAACGACTGCAACCGATGCGAACACAGGTTCTACAATTGTCGAACGGGATGCATCTGGTAACTTCGCTGCGGGTACGATTACTGCTGCTCTAACGGGTAACGTAACTGGTAATGTGACAGGTAATGTCACAGGTCAAGTTTCTGACATAAGTAACCACAGTACGACAGACCTTAGTGAAGGTAATAATCTCTACTATACGACTGCCCGTGCAGATAGTGACTTTGATATCAGACTTGCAACTAAGTCTACTACGAATCTATCCGAAGGTACGAATCTGTACTACACTACTGCGAGAGCGGATAGTGACTTTGATATCAGACTTGCAACTAAGTCTACCACAAACTTGAGTGAAGGTAATAATCTCTACTACACAACCGCACGTGCGGACTCCGATGCGAAGAATGCAATCAGTGTAAGTGGTGACCTTAGTTACAATGCTGGAACAGGTGTGATCTCCTTTAGTGAGACATACTCGACTGCAAACGAACTGTTGACTGCAATCAAGACTGTGGATGGTGCAACCTCTGGATTGGATGCTGACCTCCTTGACGGTCAACACGGTTCTTACTACAGGATCAATGTATACAACTCTGCCGGTGTGTTGCAGAACTAAAGGACAGGATAGATGGCGATACCAAACACCAGAGACGAATTCACAGAGTACTGTCTCCGTCGATTAGGACATCCGGTTATTGAAATCAACATTGATGATGAACAACTGGAAGATAATATCGACGAGGCTCTGCAATGGTTTAGAGAACATCACCCCGATGGTTCTCGACGTTTCTACATCTCACACCAACTGACCTCAGACGACATCACAAATCAATACATCGATCTGGCGGATTCTAGTGTGATGACTGTCGTTCGCATGTTCCCCGTGAACACGGTATCCCAGACAACCAACTTCTTTGACATCAAGTATCAGATGATGTTGAATGATATCACCGATCTAAATAACTACGCTGGTGATATTGCGTACTACGAACAGATGCAACAACACTTATCTTTGCTTGATATGAAACTAACAGGGCAGAACACGATTACGTTCTCTCGACAGGAAGGAAGAATTTTCTTCTACACAGGCGACTATAAGGTTAGTGCTGGAGACTATGTTGTATTGGAAGTCTATGGATACAGAACACCTACATCTTCAGGTACAGACTTTCATTCCTTATGGAACCACTCGTTCTTGAAGGAATATGCGACAACTCTGATCAAGAAACAATGGGGTACAAACCTATTGAAGTTCGATGGTATGACACTACCCGGCGGAGTGACGATCAGTGGAAGACAAATCTACGAGGATGCCCAAACTGATCTTGAAAGACTAATGCAGAAGTTTAGGGAAGAAGAGGATGTAGGCCCAATCTTCTTTATAGGGTGATAAGAAGTGCCAACAAATCCATATATCAGTCAATCGGTACGATCTGAACAGAACCTATATGAAGACATCGTAATTGAGTCTCTCAAGTTCTACGGTCAAGACGTATACTACATTCCTAGAGAGATTGTCAATAAAGACCCCATCTTCCTTGATGACGTTCCGTCAAGATTTTCTGATGCGTATAAGATCGAAATGTACATCGAAAACACAGAGGGTTTCGATGGAGAGGGTGACTTGTTCACGAAATTTGGTATTGAGTTGCGTGACCAAGCGACCTTCGTGGTTGCACGTAGACGTTGGAAAGGATTGATTGGTGAATACCTAGAGGAGAATAACTTCCGTCCAAGGGAAGGGGATGTCATCTATCTCCCCCTCTCTAAGTCCATCTTCCAGATTATCAAGGTGGAAACAGAGACTCCGTTCTATCAGTTGAGTCAGTTACCCACGTTCCGGTTACAGTGTGAGTTGTTCGAATACAACGACGAAGACTTTGATACGGGTATCGATGAACTAGACGATATCGAATACGAAGGTGCATTCCAGTATAAGTTAACCATGCGTACCCGTGATGGTAGCGGATCATTGCCAACTGCAACTACTACAATTAATGAACAGGGTACGTTACAAGATATTACATTGTCTTCAGTAGGACGTGGATATACTACTGCTCCCACAATATCTTTCAATCTTCCCGCAGCGGGAAGCATTAAGAAGTTTGGTAGCAAGTCCATCAACACAACTCTCGCACAAGGTATTGAGGGAGATTACCTCTATACTGCAGACAATGGT